CTTGCGGTCGGCAGTATTTCGTTATTGTTATATTTATCTTCATCCCAAAATGCCATTTTTATGTCACATCCACGATTTTTATACCCGAAATAAGCTTTTGTTTTATGTTCTGCTTGATGCCATACGGTACGTCCGCGATAACCTCGACGTCAGCGAATTTGTAAGCCCCTGGTGACGGTGTCCAGGACGCCAGCGGTAGGTTACAGTCGGCACCAAAATTTGTTACTTCAGCATTGTACCGGTCAATATCAGACTGTAACGCTGACAGCTGGACCACGCATAAATTGAAGTTGCTATCCATCACGAAAGAGCCTGGGACCATTGTATCCTGCGCAAGTTGATATTTTCTGTCTTCAAGGCTGTTAATTTTACTTTCGTAGTATGTATCCAAGCCGTACGATAGTATAGCCGAGGCTACACCACCGACCACTCCAGCCGTAGCACCGATAGGGGACCCTGACGCGCCACCCACAGCACCGGTAAGAGTAGAGCCTCCGATGCCCTGGGCCAACGCTTTATTTTTCTGTATTCTGCGCTCTTCTATTTCAACACCCTTCATGCCTGTGGCCCAATTTGCGTACGCATCGTTATTATAGTCGATTTGCTGGCAAGGTACCAAAACGCGCGAATTTTCAACAGCATTGTAGGGCCCCATCGACTGAATACCATCTTCATATATCAACGTCAGCTCGACAAAACACTGTGACCAAGACGCTATAAGCCGATAGTATAGCTTGGTCAGTGTCCTACCGTACGGAACGGTATAGACTACCGTGCCGGCAGGGTCGGTTATACATCCGATATGAGTTGTGTCTGTCGTCAGCGACGTAGTCATTGAGTATGGATTTGACGGGCCGACTAGCGAAAAGCTCCACCACCAATTGTTAGCCGATGTTTGCAGCACCATATAATTGCTGTTAATATCGAAAGGGACAAACCATATACCGACTACATCTTTTGGTGTGATATTAGTTATTGATGTTAGATCACCGTTGAAGATATCAAACAGACCTATCGACCAGGTGTTTGATGACTCATCTTTGATTCCATTATATCCCTGCATCGGAGAATATATGTAAGAGAAAGAGCTTTTTGTATCGTCTGTAACATAACTTATTAGTAGTCCACTACGTATAACCAGCGGTTTCGTAGGATCACCGGGTATGATTTTTCCTGACTCTACGATCATATCAACCGGACTTATCGATTGTTCATACTTCCTCGGGTCGGCAGAAGTCGACTTTATAAGATGTGACCGCCCAAAGCTGATTTTACTGTCGTATTTAAGTGTAGTGTACCAGTCAACGCTGTATGTCAGGTAAACGCGGCCGTTCTCGTTCACGTTTATCGAGTCAGGGATGATAAAATACTTTTTTACCCCTGTGTCGATGCACCCGTAGCAGTAGCTTATCGCCACATCGTAACCCTTTTGAATCAATATCGGTTCGCCGATGCGGTTGTACTGGACTGTCTGTGAATATTGCTGTTTCCCTGCGAGATACGTATCAAATACCGCTTTGGTCGGTATGTCCGGAAACGAATTGACACCGTCAAAATCGACACCCTTGTAAAGTTTAAGCGTGGTCATGCCAGCAGGCCCCCTATCACAGTCACCAACACGGTTATAATCCCTCCGAGGATTAGGTCCAATCTTGTATATATTTTGTCTATTTTTGCTTTAAGCCGTATGATTTCGGGGCAGTCACGGCCTAAACAAAAATGAGGGGAAGATGTTTTATCGTTGTTGTCCATTTAAGGCCCCTTCACGGTGTTACGGGTTCGGGGTAGACGGCAACAGCCTGTTCCCAACCGCGGATACCGATGCTTCCCTTAAACAGAATGTGGGCGTTGGTGAAGTCTCCTGCGCCGTTCGCGTTCAAGTTGACACGTGATTCGCCCATATACGGGCGGTACTCGACCCAGTCCTTGGACATGATAAGCATCGTAGGTTTACCTCCGTTAACGTTTGCAGGTGGTTTGTCAGCATCCCATCCGTTTGCGGTCACACCGGTTGTGTACTCGGCGGTGGTTATCGGGGTGGGCAGTTCAGCAACAGTCATTATCGTCGCGTTCTGCACAAACTTGTCAGGGCTCGGGTAAGATGCCAGGTCAGCGATCATGTCGTTGTAAGTACCCTCCTCCATGATCACCAGAACCTCTTCGGCGGATGTCAAAAACTTGTCGGCGTCAACCGTCGAAGAAGCATAAGTACCCTTGTTGGTCCTCATTTCGGTAGCAGTGTCACGTATGAGTTTGCGCATCTCATCATAGTCGGCGGTGTTCACGGTCGTAGTGTGCTCTACGCATGACACAAGCTTCTTGCCGATGAGCGCGTCGATGCCCATCTGACAGGCCAACGCCCCGTTTTCGTGGATATAGCGTGCGAAATCTCCGATTTTTCCCGGGGACTGTACCATCTCCCCCAGTTCCAGGTCGGACGGGACCGACAGCGGGACCCACCCCTGATAGTCCATCGCGTGGACCTCCTCGAGTCCTTCCGACTCGTAAAACTTGAACGCATCTTCGGCGGATGCCTTAGGCTTGTACCTTACGACCCCGGGAAGGGCCATGATGCGCTCTTTCCACGCCGCGCCCGACGGCAGGGGGCGTCCCTTGAAGGTGTTGTAGTATGGGGTCCTAGCGCTTTTCATGTTATAGAAAAGCGACTCACCGAGCTCGCGTGAAAAACCCGGCGTAAGTCCTGCCGACGTCACGAAACTCGAGGCGTTCGATATCCAAAAACCGGGGTTCGCGGCTTTGATCACTCTTGTAAACTTATCTGCTTCATCCATTTTTATTCCTCCTCTTCGATTTTACTATACTCGTTCAAAAATATCTCTCTTAGTGTTTTAGGTTTGTTTTCTGCGGTCTTGTCAGGTTCTGCCGATACAACATGTTTCGTTATGATTTTCTGAAGATTTCCGATTTCACCTTTCGCCGCCTCGTACGCCGTCGCGAGCTCGGTATTAGTACTATTGAGCGCCCCCAGCTGCACCTTGAGCGCCTCGTACTCGTCCTTCAGTTTAACGTATTTGTCCAGCATTTCGGTAGTTTTTTCATCATTCATTTTTATTCAGCCTCACAAAATTAAAACTTTTTACCAGAAGCTTAATCATATCTCCGACGGAAATATAGCCGTCGGTATCATAGCGTGCGGTCTGGTCCATCTTTTTGAGGACCTCCCGGAACTCGTCAACCGAACAAATACGTTTGTTGACGACCCTTAGAAACCATTTGACGATAAAATTTATCATATACCACCTGCGAGGATTGGACGTGTCGCCCGGGTAGGTACGCCGCATAGACTATTTTTCAAGCGATGTAGCAAATCCGGCCGGGAAAACACGTTGTCCCCACAAGTTAAACGCTGTCAAGTTATAAAAAGGTTTTTAAAAGGTTTCGGAGGAAAACGCCTAGTGTCACTCGTCTAGTATCGGGACGTCGTTATACGCGCGGATTAGAAACTCGATATACTCCTTTGCCTTATTCAAGTCCCTTGCACCGTCCTTGTAACGATATCGCATGACGTACTTAATGACATTTCCCACACAATACCCGCAGAACTCGTCGTCGGTCATTCCATCACGCATGATCTCGATGGGTTGTTTTTCTCGCCCCGGAACGTCGTAGTGGTTCATTCTAGCACCTCCTCGCTGCATTCATCGCGGTACGCACAACCCTCACATATGAGGGCTATTATATCGCCGTCGTCTTCATCCCATTCTTGGACTAAGTCCTTGAACGGGCAAGTTTCATTTTTCTTTTGAGTCAACATTTTATTCACCTCACAGTCCCCCTATTACGACGTCCTTGAGGTTCTCATCCGTCAGGTCGCCCACGCCAAGGTCCATGTCGTCGGTCATTCCATCACGCATGATCTCGATGGGCTGTTTTTCTCGCCCCGGAACGTCGTAGTGGTTCATCCCAGCACCTCGTCTTCATCGATATCATCGAGGTCCTCGATCTCGACCTCTTCTACATCTTCCGTGTCAAACGGTAAAAGGTAGTGCAGGGGGTCGTCCAGAACACGCTCTATGGCGATGTCGCGCGCAAAGTCATCACACTCTGCGCGGACGTAAAAGATCTCGCTGAACGTCCCTTCGAGGGTCACCTTAAAGAGGGGTGCCATCTCACAGTCCCCCTATTATGACGTCCTTGAGGTCCTCGTCCGTCATGTCGTCTACGCCGAGGTCCATGTCGTCGGTCTCATACTCATAGTAGATGTTGTTGACCTTATCGACCCAGAGGGTACCGTACACACCACCCATGAAGAGACGGCTGTTATAACAGGTTCCCGCATCCTCAAGTCTTCTTAGGGCCTCCCTAAGTCCGCCACCAATCCTCTCCGCGATCAGCGCGACCCTCATTTCCTCAGATTGCTCAGGCGAGTCTGCGTAAATCGTGGTGATGTAACAGCCGTCGACGCATACCATGAACGCGTACCTATCGCCGTCAAACTCGACTTCTTCAATCTCAATGCCGGATGTTTGCTACCATGTCTTTATTGCTGCCATGTTCTTTTTCTCCTTAGTAGGTATTGCCGGGTATCCGCCCGGCCGGTGATCACTCGACGTCCTCTCGGACACAAACCGCCCAGAAGTTGAACTTCGGGTTTCCGATGTTGGCGTCGTATATCGTGCGCAGTTCGTCTCCGGACACAATACCACTCATGACCTGGGCTCTGCCGGAGAATACCTAGATTTGGTATAGATCGCCATCTCTTATTCCGCTTATGCTGCTTATCATTGCTGTCATGTTCTTTTTCTCCTTATTACTACATATACGTATACATATATAATATCTTTGTATCAAAGCCTCTCACGAGATAGGTATACCAAATCAATTATCGCGTTCATAACCTCGGTCGTTTCAAAACGTGCGATACCCAAATTTATCCACCGTTCAAAATTCGTTCCGGCTCCGCGATCACGGGCCATACCGTCGCGTAGTTCGCGGCGATTTAACGCCATGACTCCGAAATCGCTGCGATATTTGGTCTTACAGAAATAAATATGCCCGGCGTACTCGCGGAACCCGTAGTATTGATCGTGATGGAAGAATAGGATTGGGTGTAAAGGAACATTTAGATCCGGGCACTTCCCAAGGAAGAACCCCTTATCCTGGGTAGCGTTTTCGATGTACCGTTTTATTTCGTCTTCGTTCTTACCCTTGGCAACCTCGTGCCTTATGACACGGTCTAGCGCAGCCTTGGACGGCTTAACGTTGTGCATGACTACGTCGGTACTGTATCCGTACGCCTTTTGCGTGAAGCGTTTTATCTGGCCGGCCGGGAACGGTCTGATATCCCACGCGCGAAAATAACCGTTGAACCAACTGATACAGTTGCTCATAAGTATGGCGCGGAAGTCGGGTGTATCTCTTTTAAGAGTAGTGTAAAGCGAGGACCATTTATTGTATTCTTCTTCTTTTTGTACCCGATTTAGATAAAATTCAGGTAGAAACTCGTCATAAATCCAGTACTTAAAATCGTGGTCTATGCCTTTGGCTTTCGCAGCATCCTTGACCGGAATAAAGTAAACAGAGCCTAGATCGTCGTTTTTAGGTTCAAGTATTTTTATGCCGGTTGACGGAGAGATAACCTTATATTCGTTTGGCGTGAAGTCGAGGTATTCTTTCATACTTAACAGCGTCTGGTCTCGGTCCCAGCGCGACCAGACTGTGCTGCGTCCGGTTTCAATCGTGTTATCTTGCAGGGTCATGCCGGAGAATGACTTGCCGAGGTCGCGTATTGAAAACGCAATACTTATGTCCGCGTTGTACGATAGCAAATCGTTAAGAGAATAATAAACGTCGGTTTCTTTCATTTAGTGCCCGCCCCTATAAATTTGTGGTTTGGTCGTCACCTTAAAAGGACGTACTATAAGCGATATAGCCAACGTGTTAGGGTCCCTTTCAGCCTTTAATCGGGTCGTCTCGTACCCTTCTTTGAGCTTGCCAAACGGGATTAGGTCGCTTACGATGTGGCTTAATCCGGCGCATTTGGTCTGTGTCTTACCGTCTACTACTTCCTGATACGTCTTTGGGCCTACGATGCTGACGCGCGTAGGCATCGACTCTATTGCCCAGTCACCAAGGCCCTCGCCTATCGGGATATCCTTTTCCCATCCATCGTAGTATCGGAAAATTAAACTGTCGGTATCACAATATAACAGATTATTGTTATAATCCCTGACTTTCAGGGCGGTACCCATCAACTGTACGCGTGTTTGGGTCGCTATCCAAGACCCCAGAGGAAGCGCGATAGGTTTACGCGTATCGTCCTCGGCAGTATGCCGCGTAACCTTTCCGTCAGTGTCGATGGTGTAGGCGATTTTTTTCCCGTCGGGTCGAGTTAAAAACTTACCGTACAGCGAATTGAGCAAATACTTGTAGACCGTACGACACGCCCCCGTACCGTTCTGCTTGCCGTGATACAGCGTGTGTATCAGCGCAGATAGACGTGGGTCGACACGGGATTTAAAGTAACGTTCTTTGGTAGTTCCGACAAAATCGTATTGGGAGACGATAAGGTCGTATTCACTTTTCCAAATTCCGTATGACCCGTCGAGGGCGAAATCTTCAACGAAAAGCCCCGGATTATTATCCGTGATATATTTGTATCGAAGACAGTTAGCTTTTGACGTGAATGACATCATCTTTAGGCCGCCTTTTTTTAGGACAAAAAGACCATCAGGATATACGACCTTATCGTACGCTCCGGATGGTTTATCGTCGAGCATCGGGCCGTATGGGATGGACTTGACCATCTGGGACGGGTGCGCCGAGTGAATATCGATATGGA